GCTGGTAATTTAGTTACGCGAGGAGTAACATCTAAAGGTGGATCATTAAAAGTAAAAAGTGCTGGTTTCGTTCCTAATTTTAGTGCTCAAGAAATCTATGGTGCATTAGCTGGAGGATATATGCCAGGAAATATTCGAAAAATGAATATTCCAGGTCAAGGAAACGTTACTTATAATAGCGCAGAAACAGTTAAGAATTTTCCAGGAATGACTCAACCAGCTATTATGCCACCTCAAGGCAGTAAGGCTGGAAAAAATTATCAAAAAGAATTTTCTAATGCTCATGGATTTAATCCTTACGCAAATGATGGATTTATTCCAAATTTTGTATTAGGAAGAGCAGACGCAGTTAGATTAGCTGCCCAAAATAACCAATTAAAAAGAATTCCAGGAACTAAAACTTTTCAATATGGTTTAGATTCACAAGGAAAACCTTTAACTTTGTCTGAAGCTGAAAAAGACAATATTCTAAAAAGATCTGCAGCCGCAAAATCAACTAGAAAAGAATTAGATGTTAGTAATATTGCTAGTATATTATTACCATTTATTGGGTCTTCGAGAATATTGCCTGGACCATTTTCACCAAAAGGTAAATCTGCAGAATTTGCAATTAAAAATGTTCCAGTCTATGGAATGAAAAAAAGCGCGATAGAAGGAGACACAGCTGATGATAAAGCTAAATTAGGCACAAGTATAACTAATAGCATTTTAGATAATACAAGTAATTTTATTGATACATTAAAACCTTTAGGAAAAAGCGTAACCAGAGGAACTTTAGCTGGAGAGTTTCAACGTTCTGGAGAAAAAGGCGCATATGGAGCAGTTCGTGGTGCAATTGGTTCTGCTTTTGAGGTTGGAATAAAAACAGCGCTAAAATATACTGGAGAAGATCAACTAAAGGGATTTGGAGATTTTGACGTTAGAGGAGGAAAAAATTTAAAGCATTTACAAACACTTTTTGGGTTTAGTACTTCTCTTGCTGATTTTAAAGGTGGATTATCTGAAGGTAATTTACAAAGTTTTGCAAATAAAATATATAAAGAAGAGGGTATGTTACAAATCAACAAAAAGGGGAGTACAGTTAAAAGCAGAAAAGCTTTTGGTGGATTTGTTCCTAATTTTACAGCATTAGATAATGCAATTGGAAGAGAAATTGCAGCGGGAACATCTAGTTCTAGAATAAGAGTCGGTAAAGATGCAAGATTAACATCTTCGGCAAATCCACTTGGTTTGGGGGTCTATAATACAAAAGACGAACCCAAGGGTCTTGGTCAAGGTATTCAAAGATATGGATCAAAAGCTAAAATGGCAGGAGCAGCAGCTGGATTTATTCCTAATTTTGCAGGATTATCATTTAATCCTGGAGGTTTGGGCGCACTTGATCCAGCAGTTGCAAATAGAGAAGTTGGAGCGCAATTTGGAAAAATATTAGGAAAATTAAAAACTCAAGAAATAACAATTGATCAGGCTAATTTAAGTCTTAAAAAATTAAGTTCTACATATGGATTAGCTGCTGACAGTCAAAACAGATTTAATCAAATTCTTCAAAGTAGATCATCTCAATATGCAGCAAGTGCAAAAAATGCTACAATTGCAATAGATAATACAAAAAAAGGATTTGAAAAATTGAGTAGCGCGGGTTTAGCCTTGTCTTTAGTTTTGCCTATAGCTCTTCAAACGATAAGTCAATTTAACGAAGGAAATAAAAAACTACAAGTTGGTATAGATGCATTTAGTACATTTTTAAGTCTTACTGCTGCTGGAGCAACTTTAGGGCCATATGGAGCTGCTGGTGGTGCAATTGCTGGAGGTGGATTAGGTATATTTCAATATTTTAAGGGATTAGAAGGTATTAATCTTGAAAAACTTAAAAATGATATACAAAATCTTCAAGATGAATTTAATAATACTTCAACATCTGTAAATCAAATTTTACCATTGATTGAAAAATACAAAGAAGTTCAAGCCTCTGCTCTACCAGATAATAGTAAACTTGAAGCTTTAACTAATATTCAAAATCAAATTACTGATAACTTAGGCAAAATTGGTCCAGATTTTAGAGATGCAATAATTAATGCTATAAAAAATCAAAATTATGATGAAGTTGGGTTTATTATAAATAAAGCATTAACTCAAAAATCTGCTCAATTATCAAATTTAGCTTCACAAGCTGTATTTGAAAGTATAAAAAATAAAACAATAGAAGATAAAAATGCCGCGGGAGGTATTTCAAAAGCTTTAACTGGACTACAAACTCCATCAGGAAAAAATATAATACAAGAATTAGCAACTCAACCAGGCGGTAAGGAAAAAATCTCAGCAGTATCTGAACAATTAGGTGGTTTATATACATTAAGAGGAACTTTAAAAGAGAAACAAGCTAAACAACAAAGTTTACTTAATGATCTTGCTGATGGCGTTGGAACTCTTTTTGGTGGAGATTCAGGCCTTGAATCACAACAATCTAAAAAAATAAGAGAAGAAATTGCGCAAAATTCAGTTTTGTTAAAAACAAATTTACAAAATATTTTAGATAGCGTAGAACCTTTATATCAAGCTACAGACGAAACAAGAGCAGAATTTGAAAGATTAAGTAAAATAGCTCAAAGCGTTACTTTAAGCGAAGAAGCCGCAGATAAAGTAATCAAAGATACAAAACAATACTTAGACAATATTCGTGATACGCAAGAAAAAGTTGCAGCTTTATTAAAAAGTGGAATTTCGACTGTTGATCAGTATATTCTTGCTTTTAAAAATGGAACATTAAATGCAAAAGATGCTCAAGAATTTTATAAAAATACGTTTGCATTACAAAATGATCCATTAAAAATGTTAGGAAAATCTCAAAATGATCTTAATATGTCTGTTGCAACTACTATATTAAATGAAGATAGTAGAAATAAAGTAATGAAAGAATTAACAATAGAAGAAGACAAACTAAGACAAAAATTAGCAAAAAGACAAATAACAGAGGATGATTATGCTAAAGCTCTTGAAGGTTTAAAAGATAAAATAATATTACAGCAAAGACGCGATAATAAATTATTTGCAGAAGATTTTAGAGGCGGAAGACAAACTGCTAGAGAATCAAGATTATTAAGTAAAGAAGGCCCAAAACTAGAAGATTTTGCTGGCGCATTTTTTGATGAATTTGATAATAGCGCTGCTGATTCTTATCGCCAAGCTCAACTGGGCGCTAAAGATACCGCAAATACAATCAAAAGTGAATTTAATAATGCCTTCTTATCTTTTGCTAATGGAACAGCTACTGCTAGTGATGCATTTACAAAAATGGCCCTTAATGTTAGTGATAAAATACAACAATTAGCTCTTGAATTTAGTACTAATCAAATTTTTGGAGCTCTCTTTGGTACGACTAGTAATATAGTTGGTGGTAATAGTGGAGGTGGAGGAATTGCAGATTTCTTTGGTTCATTATTAAAATCAAAAGGTGGCATGATAAAGGGATATTCTACTGGTGGAAATGTAGTTGGTGGATCAGGAAATAAGGATGATGTTCCAGCTATGTTGAGCGGTGGAGAATATGTTATAAGAAAGAGCGCTGTTAATAAATATGGCTCAGAATATTTGCAAATGTTAAATGAAGGAAAAGTTGAAAAACGCTTTTTGGGAGGAGCGATGGGTTTAGCTATGGCAGGACTTGCTCAAAGCAATCCTTCTATGTTTCAAAATATAGCTCCAGTATTTGGTGTAAATCTAGGCAACAGCAAAAGAAGTAATAAAAATGTTTCTACCAACACTTCTCCAACTTCTAGCGTAGGCATGAGCACAAGACAGGGGGACAGAAGAGATAATTATTTTAAATACGGTGGAAGAGTTCAAAAATTTTTTGATGGTGGTAAACTTCAGACTTTCTTTAACTCAGTAGCTGTACCTAAAGCCATGAAAATGGTTATGCCGTATGCTGTTGAGGCTTTAAATCAAAAGAAATCAATGAATACCTCTAATACAAATACCTCTGCTAGCGCTTCTCCAGCGGCCATGAGCAGAAGTATGTACAACAGAGAAAGTGATTATTTTAAATATGGTGGAGGAGTTCAAAGATTTGCTAGTGGTGGAGAAGCTCAATTTTTAGGAGCAAATAGTTATAGATACAATGATCCTCTTTACCCAACCGCTGGTGAAAATGTTATTGACCCAAGGCTAAGTTTACAAGCTATTATTGATCCAAATAATCCTCAAAATAAAATTAGACAAGAAAGAGAGCAGAGCCTTTATGATTATTTAAATTATGTTGAAGGAGTTAGATTAGAAAACGAAAGAGCATTACAAGAAAATATAGCTTTAAACAAAAAAATTCAAGATGAATATAATCAACAAAAAAGAGCAAGAAGTAGAGGGGCATATATGAGTTTTGGTCTTGGTGTTGCAGGAGCAGCAGCAAGTCAATTCTCTTCAATGGGAGGATTTAAAAGTATATTTGGCGCTGGATCTCCCTTGGGCTCTCAAGAGGTAAGAAGAGCTACCGCTGTAAATGATGTAAATTTAAGATCTGCTTATGGTAGTAGCGCTTACACGCCTACTCAACCTACTCCATACTCTGGAGGAAGATTAAAATTAGGTAAAGCTAGCGGGGGATATATTCAAGGTTTTGCAAATGGTGGCTCAAGTGGCAAAGATGATATTCCAGCTCTTTTGATGGGTGGAGAATTTGTAATGAGAAAAGAAGCAGTTAATATGTATGGCAAAAAATTCTTTGATGATCTTAATTCTGGAAGAGCTAAAAAATTTGCAGACGGTGGACAAGTTGGTAGTATTGATGGAGCAGGTTCTAGCAGCTATTCTCCAACAAACAATGTCAGCGTTGTTGTTAACTTAAATCAAGAAGCTGCTCCAAATCAAAATACAAATGAAAATGTAAGTAATGTTAATGATGAAAAAAGAGCAGAAGCTCAAAGAACGAAAGATTTGGCAGAAAGAGTAAAAGCTCAAGTAATCAGAGTAATTACCGAACAGCAAAGACCTGGCGGCCTACTAAGTTCAGCAGTTTACAAAAAACAAAACTAATTTATAGTATTAATTTTGCAGAGAAATTAATTAAGTCTTTATCTGATATAATTTGTGATTTATTAACAGAAGAATTTTCATTTAAGAATTCATTTAAATTTTGTAAGTCATATGAATATTTGAATAATAATGTGATATAATCCTTGTTATCAATATTTGTCTTATATTTTTCACTATATTTCAGATTATTACTAGTTTCTATATAGAACTTCTCATTGTTATAAAAAGTGGTTATATATTCAATATAAATATTACAAGTATCGCCATTTTCTTCGATTTCAATGATTTTGGCTTGAAGTACCCCTTGGTTTTGAAGGTAATCTAGATCAATAGCCACATCTTCATAAGAAGCTAAGTCTTTACCATAAAAACCTAAATATCCTTTTTGTAGGTTATAAGTATTATCAAGCACATCATCTGTATTTAAATCATTAGATAAGCATATAGTTTTGTTATCTTGATTTTTATTTAAAAGCGGAAAATAACTATTAAATACCATATCATTAATTGATAAATCTGAGGTTAAACTATTTGAAGTTAAACTTTGATTATTGAATAGATATAAATAGTTTTGATAAAAGACTACGGTTTCATTATTTACAGATTGCTTGTATATTTTGCCAATATTAAACGTTTGATTAGGGAAGTATTCCTCATATAGATTATTAATATCTTCTTGAGATTCTCTTGATTTTAAAAAGTTATACAATTCGGATTGAAGATAATTAAGAGGAATAACTTTAATGTTTAAATTTTCAGATATCTCAACAATGTCACTTTCAATAAAAGGTATTGTTAGTAGTGCTGTTGAATCATTTACGTCAAGCCATTTTTCTTCAACTTTTTCAGTAAATAGATTTGTTAACTTTTTGTTTTTAACTAATTTATTAGAAACTTCACTCAATACAAGCAATGAATAGACTTCTTGCTGTTTAAAGTATTCTTTATTTATAAGTAATTTCACAGTAAGATAATCACTACTGCGGTAAATTTTATTAAATAAAACATTTTTGTCTAAATTTTCAATTTCAGCATATTCCGCTTCTTGTTCAAAATCGCCTTTGCCATCGTTATTGTAATCTACTTCAAATTTTATTTTTTTAAAATAACCTAATTTGTTATTCAATTTTTTGTATTTAGAATAATTGTTTTCAAAATTATATTTAAATATATTTTTTGCTTGATTTTTTAAAAGATCGACTTTAAATTTAGTTTTCATTGTCCATCTTTGATCTACCGAATTATCCCAACCATAATTAACAATTATTTCGTAATCTTTTAAATTTAAATATTGATCTATTAGATAATCATTTTCGTTCTTTACTTTAATATTATAGGATGGAAATTCTTGATCTACTTCTAGAAAATCAGGTATATTTCTTAATGTTAACCATTCTAGTGTTAAATTTAAATTTTTAACTTTCATAATTAATATATATTGCGTCCACTTGCTATTACGCTAAACACAGAAGCTTGAGCAGTTAAGTTGTATGCTCCAGTAGCGGGCGTACTTCTTTCTCCAAAAGAATTTTCAGCGAATATTCTGAAAAAATAATTACCTGCACCAGTTGGCGTTAAGAATGGAGGTATTGTGCCCAATAACCAATTTGTTGGACTCATTCCTGTTTTTAAATTGTTTGGAGATATTACATCGTTCAAATATACTTCTGGAGTTTGAGTGGTGCTAGTAAAATTACTAAATGGTTTAACGTAAACATAATATAGACTATTTGCAGAATTATCTGCTGGAGGTTGTATATTATACATGATGCTATTAATTCCACCTTGATTAGTTGTATAAATTGTTCCATTACAAGGACTAGTTGCACAATAAGAATCAGAAGAATTTCTAAATATACCGCTCAAGAATAAAGTAGGAGCAACTGGTAAAGCTGGTCGAACAGGCACATTAACAAGTGTTGCTACATTATCTATATTTGCATATTTTTGATCATTATACTCAAGAGCATTAATATTAAATAGTGATGGTTCTTTTTCTGATATATTTAGAATTCTATATTTTTTAGGCTTATTCAGATATGATTCTAAATAGTATCCTGGATATAAAGTGTTAGTTGGATTATTTATTTGAGACCTAGTATTAATTCCTTGAGTTGCGTATCCAGAGGTATTTATATCTATACTCCATACTGTATTTTGTGGAAAACTGTAACCACTAACTGTCAAGCGATTTGGAAAATTAATTCTTATATTATTAGAGTATATTCCAGAGCCACTTGTTAAATAGTTTTGTGGATTGTTTATTGTAATTGATTGTAATTGGCTTCTTCTTAAGAACGAACTATTTAATCCTGTAACTCCAGAAGATGTAATATCAGAAAAACCAGTAGCATAAAGATCACCGAGTTGTGTTCCAAAATTTAAATTGTAAGTTGGAGTTAATACATTAAATATAAATGAATTATTTGCGTTAGCACCAGTGATTGCATATGTATTAGTAAAATTATAAGGAGTATCTAATATAGCGTATCCAGTAGTTAATTCCATCGTTCTTCCAGCGTAGGATTGATTCTTTCTATATTGATCATATATAAGTATAACATCTCCAGGTTTTATATAATTACCTTCTAAACCAACTTGAAAGTCAACTAATTCGGTTTCAGTATTTTGAGTTGTTAAAAGCCATTTTCCTACTCTTCTGGCTTGATTTTGACTTGTGCACCCGAAGGCGACAATTTCTGTTTCTCGTATTCCATATTTTAATATAGAAGTTTTATCTTCGATATATTCTATGGCTGGCTTGTAGTTATCATTTTGATCATTATATCTTACAGAAGCAACTGTTTTTCTTGATTTTTTAGAAGCATCAGAATAATTAAATGAACCCTCAATAACATTACTATTGTTAAATAAATAAATTGGTTCCTTTAAAGAGTCTTGAGATAATGTAATTTGTCCAGCGGAATAATAAACTATAGCTCTAAATACACTAGCCATATCATTTAAAACTTTATAGGCTTCTTCTTTATTTGCCATGTAAAGATTGCATCTAAATCTTGGTTCTAATCCTCCAACTCCATCCGATACAAATTGATCGCAATATTGAGCGATTTCATATAAAGTCCATTTATCTGTTAAACCTGCATCAATGAATTTTCCTAATCCAAATCTATTGTTAGTTATTAAATCATAAAAACACCAAGCTGGATTATCTGTCCATGCTACTTTAAATTTTCCATTCCAAGAGCCAGTATATGTTCTCAATATTGGATCATAATTTACTGGAATTTTAACTTTTAATAATCTAACTTCATATGTTCTAGTGGGAATATTATTAAAGTATCTTGCATCAAATTTTGATAAAACCATAGCTGTGTCTGGGTAAACAAATCTATCGCTATAAACTTCTGTTATGCTATCTATAGATGTTGAATTTGATAAACCTCCGCCAGCGCCTTCTCTTGTCATTTTAACTATGTCCATTGCCCATCCAATTTGATTAGGAAAAAGATCATACCAAGGAGAATTTTCAGAATAAGGTTTTAAAGTAAATTCATAAGTTATCATTGTTGGGCTATTAGCTACTTTACCTTGAATTCCAATATCATCTCTAGAATAATAATCACTAATAAATGGAAAATATTTAGATGTATCTAAAAGCACTAATTCTCCATTTGATAAAATTCTATAAATTATAAATCTTAATGTTAAATTTTGTTTTTCTACATCTCCTGCGTTTGACCCAGTTAATATTTGTTCATATAAACTATTAATTTTTACATTTATTTTTAAAGCTGAAATATCTGTATTATATATATAATACGTTTTAGGAGTTAGTACTTGATTGTTTCCACTTATCAAGTAAAAACCATATAAAGTATCACCATAACTTTTTGTAACAGATGTTTGAATTGGATATTTATTTATATCTACTTTTCGTGCCCCATAATCTCTTCTTTCTTCATATAGATTGATATATGGATTGTATATAGTATGATCGTTAGTTTTTTCTCCATAAGTAAATCTATAATTTGCGTATTGGAAATTATAAAATCCTGCTAAATCTGTTACTGGTACATCATCCCAAAAGATAGATCTTGTTTCTGGATTACTATAAGTTTGTTCAAATGGTTGAAAAATTGCACTATTATAACCTATATCTCCAGTAGTTTTACCGCTTGCATTGTAAACATAAATACCAGAAATAAATCCTTCTATTGGTCCTTCAGAAATTAGATCTAATATATTTACTTGAGAAATAGAGTTGAAAGCTCTGCCATTTTTAAATCTTTCAGTTATAAATGTTCCATTATCTTGTCGTTGAGTTCCGTCTTCTACATTAATATTCGTATGAACTCCATAAATAGTTCTTAAATTTGGAGCATTATAATAAATAGGCCGAAAAACTGGACCACCTAGCCAATCTTGAATTGGTCCACCAGTTATTGTTGCCATAACTGTATACCTACCAAAATAACCACTTGGACCTCTTAATGCTTGTTGAGGAGCAAGAGGGTCAGTATTAAAAGGTATTCTAGAGCCACTAAAACTTAAAGATAAATTTCCTCCAGCCCCACCACCATCATCTTGAGCTGTGCTTTCTGGAAAATTATATCCGCATGTACCAAGACCATGATTTCCAGGAAATAAAAGATAACTCAAACCGTCTGCATATTTATTTGCATTTGCCATAAATTAAAATGGTAATGAACTCAATGGAGTTTGTTCTTGAAATTGACATTTACTGTTAAATAAATATTGACTATCTCCTTGATTCTCTACTTGTAGGGTAGCATCTGAAAAATCAGAAGTATAAGCTCTATATATAATATCATAATTGCTGAATACATTATTCCCACCAACTAGAAGTTGTCCATAGCCCACTGGAACTGGCCCACCTTCTCCTACTGTATTAACTGGACCATTAAAAAGATAAGATACAGCTCCACCAGCTTGCCCTTGACCATCTATTGGATTAGTTTGTTGAGCGGTAAATGGAACACTTGGCGGTGGTTTAGAAAGTAGTTCGCTTGTTCCAGCTGCAATTAAACCTAATCCAGCAAAACCTAAAGATACTGCTGGTAAAAGAAATGGAGTAAATACTCCTAATGCTACAGCTCCAATTATAGCACCTGCTCCTAGAGCAATTTTACCAAATCCACCAGAGCCTATAATAGATGGAACAATATCTATTGTTTTTATTTTATCTTTAATATTTAAGCAAAATTCAGAGTTTTTTAATTCATCTATATTTTTATAATCTGGAGTTTCATTGAAAAGATTATTTTGATCAACTAAAATTTCATATTCATATTCGTCCTTATAAGTTATAAGCCATTGTCTTAATTTTTTAGTATTTATATCTATAGCGTGTAAAGCTTCTGAAACTGATGAAACATCTAATTCCCATGTTTCACCTAAATCTTGACCTAATTTACCATGTAAGTTTACTGTTATCATTTTTTAAACCTAAATATTGAATCTGTATGCCTTTTATAAAAATTACAATAATTTTCAATTTTTGAGAAACCAAACATCGGTTGATGTAATATCTTGTCATTTCCAAGATAAAGGGCGAAATGTTTTGGTTTATTTTCTCCAAAAGCATCGATTAGTAGTATATCATGCAATTCCAAAGGGTTTTTATGATCTATAAGTTCAAAATTATTATTTGTATATAATTTATAAACTTCACTTTTAATATCCATTTGTTGCAATGATTTTGAATAAAATTCTTGATTATATTTAAGTTCTATAGATTTTTCTTTTTTATAAAATTCTTCTATCAATTTAAAACAGTCATACTTTCCATGTTCATAAAATCTTCCGATATATTCTTTTTTAGTATTAACTGGTTCATATACTTTAATAATATCATTTTTTATACTATATAATATAATTGGTAAGTTGAGATTATCAGAGCAATTTGTATCTGTTTCACTAAAATTTTCATTATCGTTCGTATGACTATGATAAATATAAAATATATTATAATTTTTTTTAATTTCTAAAAATCTTTTAGAAGAAATTTTAAAATGCTCTTTAGGATTATCTGAAATATTTTCGCATGGAATACATTCAAAATTCTTATTATTTTCTACTATAAATCCACAAGCTTCATTTGGATAATCTTTTAAAGATTGATTGCGGATAAAGTTTTTTAATTTTTTATCAATCATTTTAATTTTGTTGGGGTTTATTTGTGCCTGGAAAACCACCAAACGGAAGAAAACCGTTTAGATAATTTCCATCTTTGTCTTTTGGAATTCCATGGGCTCGTGGTGAAGAAGGATCTTCGCATCCAGGTCTTCTTGGAAAATAAACTGGAGAACCATTAATTCCTGTTACCCAAAGAGATCTTGCTCCGCTAGCAACTATGCCTTCTATTCTTCTTCTAGTTTCATCAAAAGTTTCTCCACCTCTGTTAGTTGGCCAAATGACAGGTCTAAAAGCTGGATTTTTCAACCATCTTAATCTACATGCATTTAAACTTTTAGAGCAAGAATCTGATGCCCAATAAGTTGTATTAGGAGGAGCATTAAATTGATCTGCAGTATTATTATTTATACAAACATAATAAAATTTTAACCCTCTATTTTGAAGATAAACAAAATCACCAGAAACATAATTTGCACTTTCTAACCATACTCCAGAATTGCCAAGAGTACCAGTTAATCTAAATATAGCAGTATTTGTAGATGTTCCAGCTATTCCAGTAGCAAAAACTCCTCCAACAAATAATTGATCATTATCTGTAGCTACAGGAGGAGCTCTCAAAAGACCTTGAACACTAATAGGAGAATTAACTGTATTAGCGTAAATTCCACTATGCAAATAAGTTAATCTACTATCGTATTCATAAATACATCCTTCTCCTCTATATTGAAATGGACATTTTTTGGCATAAATTGTTCTAGCTGGAAGAGTTAAATTTTCTATATCAAGAATTGTATTTAATTGATACTCAATTACATTGTTACTTTCTAGGGTTTTTCTATCTATATAATAAATATCTCTTGGTAATTCTACTTCATATAAACCAGTATTTGGATTATATGGATTATATCTACCAGAAAAATTTGCGCCATCTAGATATTTTAAGAATGTTTTGATTCTAGTAAATTTTGCACCAACGATGTCTCCTAAACTTTGCATTTGCATTCTAATATATCTATAAAAGGAATTAGAAGAATTATCTGGAGAAAGATTAGATATTGAAATTTTTGGAGTTGGTAATGTTCCTGCAGAAGAATATTCAAATCCTTCAGCAAAAATTGGAAATGGATAATAGAAATTATTTTGCCATTTTATTGTTCCATATGGATTATCTACAATATTAAATACATTGTAATCATTATAAACTCTAAAAATACCATTATTAATTGGTTGTTGTCCATCGTAATTGTAATTGATCATTGTTGGAGCAATTTCTGACAAATCAATTTCGTATAAAATAACTTGTGTGGATGGAGTTAAAGAACTTATTTCAGTATTTAAGGATTGATTACCGCTTACTATTAAATTATAAACTTCAGATGATGTAGGCATAATTTTATGCTGGTACTTCTATGAATGTAGCTTCTATAGAGTAATTATTATAAGATATATAAGTTGGAGACCATTCTGGACAAACAAATTCTGTATTTAAATTAGTATTTGATTTAGCGTATATAGTTGGAAGATTATAAATAAAAGCTTGTTGAGCATTTCTTGCGTTTAAGAAATGCAAAATAGATACCGCTTCTATTTCACTTCTATTATCGAAATTTAAAGTTAATTCTATTAAATTATTATTTATTCCATCATTTACTCTTTGTTCGTATCCATTCCCAAATCTATTGATTTTAATTCTTGGTTTTAAATTTATTTTAGCATTGTATGATGGTTTCCACCAAAAATCAGGCACGAGAGTTCCATTTAAAGAAACATATCCATCCCAAGACACTCCTAAATTAGAAGGCGTAATTGGATTATTTCCAATGTTAGAATCGATTACAGAATAATAATATCTACCGTCGCTACCTAGCGCTATACTATACTTATTATAAGTAGTACTCCCGCTCCAAGCTGGAACTGTATCGTAAATACTTGCCATATACCTTTTACCTCCTATATTTTACACTTAAAAGTAGTGTAATTATAGTTAATGTTTAATGTATATACTATAGAAAATCAGAACTTTTATCTAAATGATTCTTTAGTAAGTGGGGTTCAAAATTTAGGAATTAGTTATGATAATAATATAAATACTTCTTTGGCTATTGATGACTCTAACTTAAATTACTTTGTTTCTAAACCAGTTATAGCTAATATTGACTTAAGCTATTTATTGAGTTCTAATGATCGGTTTATTAACTATACTGGCTCTAGTTCGTTTAGCGGTAAAATAGAATATGGTAATAATTTTTTTACTTTTTCTAGCGGTTATTTAACAAATTATTCTTTAAATTATAAATTAAATGACTATCCTCAAGTTAATGTTAAAAGTCTTATACTGGGTGAATTAGGTAATACAAATGGGACATTTAATTATCAACCAAAAACGTTAAATAATTTCGATATTGGTGATAATTGTTATGTGGATTTAAATTTAACAGAAGCAAATAATAATAGATTAGATTCTTTTAATATAAACATAGATATTCCAAGAGAAGGAGTTTATACTATTGGTAATTATTTACCAACAAATGTAGTTATAAAGTATCCTATTTCTATATCTTTGAATTTTTCATTTTCTGCAAGTAATTATACTCAAGAAAAAGTCACAAATATATTAACAGGAATATCTCAAAGAAACTTAAATCTTTCTTTTAGAAAATATAATACCAATCAATCATTGTTATCATTTAATCTATCTAATTTAATAACAAATGAAACTCAGTTAAATTATAGTGTTTCTGATGATGCTAAATTAAATATTACCTTACAAACCTTTATCTTAAGTGGCGTATAAAATTAATTGAAATATATCATTGTATTAATTATAATAATAATATGACATTTCAAGAATTGCTTAATTCTCCAGTATTTTTTAGTACTTTCATTAAGAATGATACATTGTTTAATTCTTTAAAGGATAAATTTCCAGAAATTTTAGCTGATCTTACTAGTTCTAGAAATAATCCAAATTGCTCTTGTAAAGGTAGAGTAAAAGCTCATCTTCAAGGGAAAATCACTACTGAACAAGATTATTTCAATAATCTTATCAATAATGAAGAGGTTAAGAAATTAACAGAAGAAATTAAAAAAACACAAATACCAATTAACCCAATCGAGAACCATATGCAAATGATGCAACAAAATATGTTTAGAAATAGTAGCGGAAGAATATTTGAAATTGGTAAAACAGAAGAAGATTGGAAAAATCTTGCTAAGAAATTAAGTGAAGAAAAGATTAGTTTTAAATCATTTTCTGTAGTTGAAAAAGAAGATAAATTAGTTGTTTATTTTATTTAAATGTTTTATCAATTCTTAGCGTATTTGTTTGTTTGCTTGGGAGTAACTTATGCTTGGAGCGATACTGAAATTGCTAGACCTTTTAGAAATTTTATAGCTAAGATCCCTTATATTCACAAGCCCTTGCTTTGTCATGAATGCTCTAGCTTTTGGATATCCTTAGCTATTAGTTTTTTCGTTAATCCTTTTGATTTATTAACTTATTCTTATTTTAGCAATTTATTAAGTGCTTTTTGTGGATTTTTTATTAATCTTTACTTTGTTAGAAACCAATTAGTAAAGTACAAAGATTATTAATCTTTAATTTTTTTAATTCTATCTATCAGTTCGAATAACTTAACTTTAGGTATATCTGAGATAGAGTTTAAATTTTCTGCGTTATCAAATTTATCTTTGATTAATCTTTTCTTCAGGGTTTCAAAATTAACGTTCTTTTCTTTCATAACTTTTTCAAGTAGTGATTGAGGAGAGGTCGGATTTTCATTTACAGAAGAAGAATCATCAAGAAGTTTTGCGTCACCTAATTCCTCTTGAGAGACAATATTGATCTTTAAGAAATTACGAACACAGCGCACAAACGCTCTATTCTCGGCGATTGCAGCTAAAAAGAATCTGGCGAAACTCTTTGTATTATTTACTGTAGCATCGGCAAGAGATTCAAAAACTACTTCTTTTCCACCAGTTTCATAATTTGGTAGCCAAGTAATCTTACAGCTTGTTGCAAAATAGGTTTCAGAAGCTGCTACTACTTTATATTCAACGCTTGTGTATCCGCGAATTTGAGCAAGTTCTTTAATCCCACCCAAAAGAATTAGTAAATCTTTATCTTGAAGTTTTGAAACATCTGTTTCTTGAGTCTTTTGTCTATTGGGGACTAGATGTTCGATTTTAACCATTTTACGCCAATTAATAGTTCCATCATCATTAAATACATAGTTCAAGGTTTGATCTTCAATAAGACCATATTGATTTCTAGTCACTAGTTTTGGAGGAGTGACTTGAGATGTTGGGGTTGGAGTATTTTCAATTTGAATATCTAATCCTTTATTCACAACATTGAATAACTCTGAACTGCCAATTGAAACTGTATTTTCTTCTGATTTAATTTTAGGGCTCATTTAGTAATGATACTATGGATTATAGATCAAGTCAACTTAAAAATATAAAAATTATCTGCTTCTTTCCAAAATTCAATATCATCGATTACTTTATTACCAGTTCCATTTAACCAGTCGTATCTAGATACGCTTTTGCCTTTAGAAGAATATAATGTTCTTGAAGAATTGTAGTAAAGATTATCAATATTTGATATTTTTGTTTCTTCTTTAGTCTTGTGCTTTCTATTAACAATTAAATTATAATCTAAATAATCAATTTTAAATTTATTTAAAACCTCTTCTGGAAGAAATGATAATAAAACATAATTAATAGAATTACTCTTTAATAATTTAACAAAATTTACGCTATTATCTTCTTCAAGAATATAGATTAATTGATTGATATTTTGTTTGTATTTTTCAATTATATCTTTTTTAATAGGCTTATTAGTAAAAATTATGCTTTTTCTTTGTGATAAAATTGACTCTAAAGCTTGTTCATTAAAAGAATAATCTAGTCTAATGATTGGGTTTTCAACTGGTATGGAGCTAAGATCCATGGGTTGATCTGGTATAATTTCAAAACTTTTAACATTAAAATCTTGACCAATAAATACTGTTTCTGGCATTTTAGGAAATTCAATATTCAATAATTTTAATACGCCTTCTGCAATTTCTTCTGGTTTAATAGTGTCAATAGATTTAGGGGTTTCTACTTGTGAATAGGATGGTTTTTTATTTCCAATTCTTTCATATCCTTTTAGTAGAATATGCTTATCTTTGCTTCCAAAATGTGGGCCAGCGACACTAGGATTACTAATGCTATATAATGAAACAATAGGAAGATCGAAGCTTGAAGCTAAATGTACACAAAAACTATCTGCGCCAAAATGTAATTTAGAATTTTGAACAATATAAGCTAATTGATTTATATTAGTTTGTCCTAATAAATTAACTACTCCACCTAATTGTTTTTCATCTTTTGTTCCTACTTGGACTATGCAAATATTAGCTTTTGATAAAAACGGTTGTAGTAAATTAATAACCTCTTGCCAATATGAATAATTTCTAGAATCATAAGGAGTTTGGCTTTGAATTGTTATATATTCTTGTTGAGGAAGTGGAAAATATTTTGTATATATAAATGGTTTATCTATTTTTGATCCTGTATTTGTTGCGTATGTGTCCAAGAGTCTCATTTATTTATGATATATCAAGTTAATTGAAATTCTACTTTATCTAAACCATTGTGAAGATAATTTAAATTTCTTTGAGTGCAAGTATATGGCAAATAAGCAATATCAAAATATCCATCATGTTGATTATTGCCTTCTAACCAAATTAGATTATCCATGATTGGATTATATTCAATCCATCTATGAACATATGGATTGCCTTCTAGAATCTCTTTGTACTGTGGTTTTGTAGCAACATATAAACTATAATCTGGATATCTATTCTTAATAGATTTAAATAACGACGTACTAAGGAAGATGTCTCCAGCGCTTTCTGGCATAACATAAATTACTCTGCCTTTATCATTTTTATCTAAATGATCTTCGAATTTTACTTGTTTGTCTTCTCCGCTTTCTTTTAAAGCTACATTTCTGAAATAATTTTCTAGATCTTGTCTTTTTGCACCTTTAGCCAATTCGCCCATCCAGTATTGATAGCCAGAATCATTTTTGTCAATATTCTTCATTTTTAGAATATTATGATACATTGATAATATCCAATCGCCATCATCTAGAATATTGGGTATTTGAAAATATGGATCCTTCTTATCTTGAGAGTTCTCTAGTACTTTGGTCCAATCGGCTAGTTGTTGATTATCTATAAATTCTTCTATAGATTTTCCTACGTTTTGGATGCCGAAATTTTTAATGGTCCATTCTCTAGCTTTTTTACCCATTTCAAGTCTTTTGTGTTGTGGCATTTTGTATACAATGCTTAATTGTTTAGCTATTGATTCTGGATAAGTAGAAGCTTTAATAAATTCCGTGCCATGCTCTCTATATTCATTCCATTCCAATGGGAGAGAATTAGCTTCTACTTCACACATTTCTTCTCCACAACTATAATTCGTAACAAGGGTAATAAGTTCAGTTAATTTTGCCTCTTGAATTGGAATTTCTTGTCCACCACTTGTAAATGGATGACAATAAACATCCATAAAATTATAAACTTGATTCAATTGATCTTCTGTAACTCCAAGCGATACATTTGTTGTGGTTTGGCTTTTTTGCGCATTACAAAATTTACAATTAGTATCTGGCCCAGTAAATGGTTTAATTTCATATTCTCCACAGTTTTTACAAACATATGTGGTTAATATTTCGTTATGGTTTACTCCAAATTCACCAGCAAGCTTATGAATATTCCATCCTTCTCCCCAATGAGTATGCAAAAGAAGATATGTATTCTTAATTTCTGGATTATTTTTTTTCCATAAAGCGTAGCCTTGTAATAAATTTGGAACGCTTTTTCTTAATTGATTTCTAAAAACAAATCCAATTACAAATGCATCTTGTGGAATGTTATGTTTTTTTCTAAGTTGATTTCTGTCAAAATCCGATAAACGATAAAATTCTTGATCTTCGAGTGAGCCATGCATGGTCTTAACATGGCTATATCCAAGTTTATGCAAAGCTTTTGTAGCAAAATTACTCCAAATCCAGTAGTTTTTAATCTTTGGAGCATTAGTCACAGCAGATTGAAGAATAGGAAGTGAATCTAAAGTGGTCCAAATTACTGATGCAATTTTATTAAACCAAGGCTTTTCTATAGCAAAATCAACTCCCCAAATGTCTTGAACACCAATATAAACATCTGGTTTTTCGTCATTAATAACTTTATCTAAAAGATGTGCTCCGTAACTAGCCATTCTAGCTAAATTAGGGTCTCTATTTAATTGATCAAGTTCTTGTTGGGTATTAGGTAAAGAGCCTACGGTTTTCCAAGGAGTTTTCTTGAATTCTGGATGATCATAAGTCATTCCGCATGAATAATGAACTAAATCATATTTATTTGTAGAGTATAAATATTTAAGTAAGGTTTTAGCATTTCTCCCAAAGCCAGTTTTGGCTAGAGAGAAATCTGTTTGTATTAAAACTTTCTTTTTTCGTTCCATTACCAAAGTTCGCTATCTTCTTGATTACCTTCGCCAACTTCTTTAGTTTCTTTTGTGGAATTTTTTGCTTTTTTTATAGCTTCGATTCGTTGAGCTTCAAAAACAGAATTTAAAGAATAAGTCAAAAATTCTTTTAATAGTCTTGCTTCATTAAAATAAAAACCAATCAAATATGATTGTTTATTTTCAACATTTTGCTTGTCCTCTTTGTTTACGCTATATGAAAACCCAACTTGTTTTTCATCCCTAATATAAGGAGCTAGCTTAATTTTTGTAATTTGTTTCTCTGAAGTATGATACGCGGAAAATTCTGTATTTCTTTCTAAAGAATCAAGTAGTCCAGCTGCCTCTGTTAGTGAAAATTTAACCTTAACACTTTTATTAGGATTATTTTGATTTTCAGAGAAAGAGCCGATCTTTTTAGCGTCATTCCAAGAACTCTGCTTTATTAGTGATCCCCATACTGAATTATCTTTTGAGTTTACGCTGAAACTACAAGCTGTGCCTGTATTCTTACTGTTTGGTTTATAGAATGATATCATATTACTTAATATTACTATCTATATTTAGAAATGTCAATTATTTTTATCTGTCTTTTTTAAATCATTTAATTTCATATAAATTTGATGATCTTGAATAGCTATTAAGTCTCCAAATATACAATCGTCCCTCTTTGAACCTTTTGCAATAACAATATTTCCTTCTTCAAAAGCTTTATTATTTAATAATTTATTATTTTCAATATTATCATTAAATATTAGTACGCTAATTGAGCTGGTTTCATCTGATATTTTTAGTCTTACATATCTAGTTTTCTTTTCATTTTTAGATACGCCAGTATATACTTCTTCTATTTGACCAACAAATGCAACTTTACTATTAACTGGTTCATCTATAATATCACTAACATATTTAAGGTTTTCTCTTTTTTCTGCGAAGATGTCTCTTAAATTTTTGTTATATGTATATCCCAACAGTTTCTTTTCATAATACCAATTAGCAAAGCTTTCACTTTTACTATTCTGATTATAGATTTCAAGATATGGCGCATATTTTGCTTTAATAGTATTTAATCTATTATCTTTAATTACTAAATGGTTCTTTTCATCAGTAAATTTATTGAGATGCTTGATAATTTTAATTAAATCATAATCAAACTTATCTGCGAATAAAATTGAATACTTTTTCTCTTTAGCTGTTAAAATATTCCATAATTGAGCTTCTAGTACAATTTTACTTCTAGATTGATTAAAACCACTCAATGCTCCAGCTTGAATCAAGGATGATAATACTCCAATATTAAGATCGGCCTCCTCTGCTGCTTGGAAAATTTCAAACTTATTAGAATACTTATTTCTGAAGCTGTTTAGCTTTTCGATAGATTTATCACTAATTCCCTTGATAGATAATAAGCCAAATCTAATATCTTTATCTTCTATTGAAAAATCCATTTCTGATTTGATAATGTGTGGAGGAAGGAGTTTGATATCGAATTCATGCATTTCTTTTTGAATCTTAGAAATTTCACCAATTGGATCTGGTTCGTTTCTGCTCATTTTTAATAAAGATAAAAAGAATTGTTGAGGATGATTGAATTTCAAATAAATTGTAACTGCTGCTAAAGCTGCATAAGCCAACGAGTGACTTTTATTAAATGAATAATTTGCTGAATCTTCAAGGATCTTCCACAGAATCTCTCCTACTTCTTTGGGTATTTTATTCTCTTTAATCTTTGATTCAATCTTCTTTTTCCAAGCTTTAATTTCTTCGGTTTTCTTTTTACCAACTATTCTTCTTAAGATTTCTGCTTCATCCAAAGTGAATCCAATCTTATTAGCCATCTTCATCAATTGCTCTTGATACAATGCTACTCCGCCAGTTTGTTTTAGAATATCATCAAAGAATGGATGAATACTTTCTGATTGTTGATAATTTGTATGGGCAGCGTACTTATCTACGAATTGTAATGCTCCAGGTCTTGCTAGAGCTAATACCCCACTAAGTTCTTCTAGATTCTTTGGTTTTACTTTTTGACAAACTCTAAAGTTAGTTTCTGCTTCGATTTGAAAGAGTCCATGAGGAGATTTTAGGTCTTGTAGATTTCTATAAATAGATTCATGATTCAAGTCAATGTCTTCGACTTTAATACCAATATTTTTACAAACATCATCTACAACTGAAACGCTTCTTAAGCCCAAGATATCAAGTTTAATATTAAATAGACTAACCCAATTCATATCAAAACTTGAAACTGGCTCTTTATCAGAAGAGAATTCTGTTGGGCATACTGTTTCTAAATCATAGTAAGAAAGAAGAACTCCAGACGGGTGAACTCCTTTATTTTTGATAAGATCTCTTAGCTTTAAGGCGATTTGAAATGTTTCTTTATTTTCATCACACCAATCTTTAAATTTTTCTACTTCTTCATATGCAGTATTAATATCTTTAACTTGACCATAAACTTTCGGAATCAACGATGAAATATTTGTCATTTCTTCTTCTGTCTTTTCTCCAACGATTTTGCCACATTCCTTGATTAAGAGTTTTCCACTCAAAGTATTAAGAGTTAAGATTTTACTAGTTTTACCTTTAAATTTAGATTCTAAATATTGTAATACTTTTTGACGATTATAATAACAAATATCCAAATCAACGTCACACATTAAACTACCGTCAAGATATGTTATTCCATCAATAACCTGCTTTTTAGCTCGAATCTTGGATATAAATCTTTCGAAATAAAGGTCATATTTAACTGGATCAATTCTAGTTACGCCGATTAGATAAAGAATAAGTGAGCCAGCTGCTGAACCTCTACCTAATCCAACTGGTATGTTACTTGTCTTACAAAAATTAATAACATCCCATACTAGTAAAATATAATCCGTAAATCCTAATTCTTTTAATGTTTCTAGTTCATGTTTTGCTCTATCAATATATTTGTTATAATCTTTATTGTTTTTTTCTATTTTTAAGTCCTTAAAACCATTTAAGGCTAATGCTCTGAGAAAATCATAATTAGAAACATCTTCGCTAATATTAAGATGTCTTTTTAAGGATGCATCAATATTAAATTCTGGAAGTCTTACTCCATGTAATCCAAGATCAGTAGTAGTAAATTTACTATATAAAGCTTCGTCTTTTAGGATATTATTCATCGTCTTGATCTTCTTTATCAATGTTATCTATTTCTTTATTAAAGGCATCTAATCCAGTTGCTAATATTTTCATAGATGCTTTATCCTTTAAACTAAAGAATACGTCTGCTTTACCTTGTTTCTTACCTTTTTGCACAGTAATAAGTAAATACTCTATTCCGCCATCTTCTAATTTTTGAATTATGTCATAAATGTCGTCTAGTGATGCCATGTTATACCTCTAATTGCCATTTCAATTTATTCCATACTTTTAAATTCAAATCAAGATCATTAATAGCATCATGAAGTTTTTCGTAATCATGCTCTATTCCATTTTCTTTTCCTAGGAAAGTCAAAGAGCTCTTGACGTTCTTTTTTCTAGTATGAAGAATTTTATATTGATATTCAGTTAAGTTATCTTTTGAATTGTAAGGCATATCATATTTTATACCTCTTGCTATTGCATTTGTATCAATAAATTTATTTACAAGATGACTCCAATTACAACCCATATATTTATAATACTCTTTTATAAGATAAATATCAAATCCAAGGGTATTATGGCCAATAATATAATCTGCATTATCTAGCCAATCTTTAATAGTTGCAAATACTTCTTTTGGATCGTGTCCCTCTTTTTGAACTTTCTTATGATCATATCTTGTTATTCTAGCTGCGTCTTGACTGATTTTTAAGTCTGTTTGCCATTTTAAATAGAAATTTTTTTGATCTATTTTTTTATCTCCTTGGACTTTTAGCATAGCTATTTGCCATGGAATATTATGACAGAAATTAAGACAAAGGTTAAATGTCTCACAGTCAATAAAGACTAAAGTTTTTTTCTTATCGTATCTTAATAGATGTTCGTCCATATTAAATATATTTTGGATAGTAAGGTTTAAAATCTAAAAATTCATCAAAATCATAATCTCTCATTTTATGATGCCATGCTATGTGTTCTGCTTGATTCATCTCTATCCAAATTCCATCATCTTTTGTAAGATTATATATTTTATATTTTTGTAAATTTTTTAAGAAAGCAACAATGTAAACAGTTGTGTTAAGCTTATTACCTATGTCTACGATATTAGCTCTTTGAGCATCTCTTTCTTTGAATCTATGTAATATTTTATCAAAATATAAATCCTTTGGTATCGTTTCGCTATCTATTCTAGTTAATTCTAAAATTGAATCGAGGATTCTTTCTGAACCTAAGTAATGAAAATTTATTAAATCTGCATCCTGCGCCCAAAGTTTTTGATATGAATAAAGCATATCTTTGTAGTCTCTAGTTCTTTCTTCGTTACCCTCTATTTGACGACACTTCGAACCATAGGAATTAGTTTTTTTAGGTATTTCTAATGTTTTCATTTTTTATTTTTCCAGCTTTCAAAACAAAATTCATTACTACTCATATGCTCAAGATCTGGTTTATTCAGAACAGTTCTTTTATTGATACATCTAAAGGTTAAATATGTTTTAAAGTCTTTTCTATCAGTATAATAAATGCTTTTTGCATTAAAAATTTCTAGTTTATTCTTTTCTGCAAATGATAGCATTTTATCTTTAATAAGAAAATCAAAAGGTAGTTCGTTCTGTTCAATGAATACCACTGGTTTAGTAAAATCTATTTGAGGAACGCATATGCTATTTTTTAAAGTATTATTAAATATAAAAGAATCATAAAATGGAATACCCATAATTAGATCATCTGACCAGTTGTTCTCTATTGTTGTATAATCTAATCTAGGTTCATAATAAAAACCATCTTTTGCGCCAATACTAAATAGTTTAGTTAAAGATTCATAGCCTTTTTTATTTTTAAAGAAAAGTATAAGTTTTGAGTTTTTAACTCTTGATTCTTCAGTTTTATCAACAATCGACTCTGTAACTGAAATTCTTAATCCATAATTCAATTTAATATTATTGTTCTTGCAATTTGTATAAGCTTCAAGAAATGAAGACATGTTATCCTCTACTAGAAATATCTCTTTTAATTTATTTTGTTTAGCTATTTGAATAATAGAGTCTGGATATTCATCTCTTTCAGACTTATCCTCTAGGGTAAGAATAGATCTTCCTAAAGAATAATGAGATTTAAATAAAGGTATCATTTTTACCAATATAACAGAAGTTTATAAAAATATCAATCTAAAAATTCGTCTTTTGAGTCATCAAGAAACTCATTTTTATCAGAACTAGTTTGAAATTTTGGACATCCTTCATATGTTCGAGTTTCTACTTTAAATCCTTCTATATCTTTAAAATTATCTTCTAGACTAGTTTCTATAACTTCGCCTTTATCATTTACTTTTACATAATATTTATATGGATCTTTATAGGGGCATTTCCATCCACCAACTTGACACATCCATTTATTCTTAACACTATCTATTGCAAAGTTTGATCTAGCGGATTCTTCGTCAAACTTATTAACATAATGATTAATATGCTCAAGATAATGCTCGAACCCCTTAATTTGATTATCATCAAATACTAACTCTTGAATTGGCTGTTTAGGAAACCTAAGAAACAAGAACTTTACTATTGGTTTTAATTTTGGCCATAATTTTTTACTCGCTAGACTATACATCATAGCTTGAATATTAGCTTCAAGGTCGTCACCCCTAAACTTGTATTTGGAGCTTTTATAGTCGATTATATGCATTTCTTTTTTGATTTTAATAGGCTTGTCTATAAAACCACGAATATGATATTTTGGTTCATCGTTTTGAATATTAAAATCATACTCTGGCTTAACTATTTTTCCACCTTCTCCAAAGAAGTCGTTTTTAAGACCAACTAAAATCATATCATTTAATAGTTTATAATTACTTTCGTCTAGTTTGACTTTCACGGATAATTTTTTAACTAGTCTATTTACTCCTTCATCTCCATCGATAGCATTCTTTTTTATTATTCTTTTATAATTTTTAAGATGTCTTTTATTTAAAAGCAATTCAAAAATTGTATGACAAATTGTTCCTCTTAATGCTCCATCATTTTGACTTTGAGGAACTTTAGTATGATAGTTATTCCAGTATACCCAAGAACAAGTCTCAAGAGTTTTAATTCTAGAAGCTGATAATACTTTTAAAGATTGTTTTTCCATTGAACTATTTCTTCTTTTGTCATTTCGCCAAAATCTTTTTTAGGTGGTAGAGCTATTTTTAGTTGACTTTTATCAAAGTATCTACTTAATCTGCTTTGAGTTTTTTCTGCTGCAATATTTCCAGCATTATTTTTATTGGAATCATTATTTAAACTGATATAAATCTTTTTTGGATCAAGTTTTAAACAGTAATTTAAAATCGCTAAACTTAAACTAGTTCCAAATGTAACAAGAACGTTCTGAACTCCAGCTTGCCATAAACTCAACATATCTCCAATACTTTCGACCAAGATTATTTCTTTTTGCTGTTGTATGATTTGTGAATTAATAAATAATGGATAAACAAACTCTGTTTTTTCACCAATATGTTTCCACTTTATCTTAGATAAATTGGTAACGTCTCTTCCAGAAAATCCTATAATATTATTCTTAGCGTTAAAAATAGGAAATACATATCTGTTTTTCATCTTTCCCATTTTTGCAACTCCACCTTTAAAAATTTTTAAGATTTCAGTATCAACCCCTCTTTTTACCCAATAACTTTGATCGTCTTCTAATCTAGAAAGAATTTCTATGTCAAATTTTTTAGAAGATTTTATCAATGGTTTTTGTGGTTCTGTTGGGTTTTTAAATGCAAAGTTTTTATTTTTAAGCCATTCTTGGGCTTCGTTTGGGTTTTCTAATTTAAGTGTTAATTTAACTAATGAATTTATATCTCCACTCATGTTCTGTTTGAAATCTACCCATTTACCAGTATCTTTATAGATTCTTAATACAGAGTCATTGTCGCTATCCCTATATAAAGGTTTAGCTCTAAACTCTTTCCCGCAATCTTTTAATTGGTAACCAAGATCTGTTAAGATTTGATATACATTTAACTCTTCCATTCTAAAGCCTCACTTATTGTAGGAAATTCTTTAATGAAAATCTTTTTACATTTTTCCGCAATTAATCTATGTTCTTTTTGAGTATTTTGCTTGGTTCTTAACTCGATATAATGAATCCAACTTCTTAATGAACCCTTCATATACATTGTAGTTTGAGTTGTTAAAGGTAATATCATTCTTGCTACTTCTTTCGCAATCCCATTTTCAATCATTGTATCATAACAATGTTGAGAAAGCGATAGAGACTCTATTAGAACTTCATTAACTTTATCGTATGCATCGGTATTTGTTTTCATAAGAATTTCGCCTACTTGTCTATTCTTATCTCCTTGCAATCTGAGTTCGATATCTTCAAACTCATTTGCAACACTATATCTTTGACTAAATTCTTGAAAACTAAATGATCTATGCCTAAGAATTTGAGCCGCAATTCCTCTACTAGTTTTAATTTCAACACACATATCAACAAGCTCAAATGGACTCCAATGCTTGTGTTTAATTAAAAATTTTAATAGCTTTGGAGCAGTTTCGATATTCATCTGATTAGATGGATTACTAACTCTAGCGCAAAATGCCACCAAGTCTTCTGGATTTTTAATTCCTTTAATTTCTGGTTTTGTAATTGATACTAAATCTACATTCATAATAGTTCTCCATCATTTGCATTTGCATCGTTGAGTTCGTATTGTTCTCTTTGATGCTCTGCTACATCTGCGAGTGATCCTCTTTCTTCGATATTGAAGTTTTGAACATTATAGTTTAAATAGTTTTGTGACCAGATTTCTTTGCCAGTACAATCTAGCCTTCTAACTAAATCTTGATGACCAGCTGCATCTTTTCCTTGGAATCTAGTTTTAGTAGGGATTAGCTTGTGAGTTCCAAAGGCTTGACCATCGAGAGTAATCTCATCTAAAGTTTTTCTTCTAAAGATTGCTACGAATGATGCAAACCATTGTAATCGATCTGAAAGTGAAATTACAGAACTATCATCCACGACTTCTGAACCTTTTCTATTAAAACTTTCGCCAGTTCTATTTAATTGCATAGCTGTAATAATTGGACAATGAATTTCTTCTGAGATTCTTTTTAGTTTATCAATCTTATCTCCAATTGCTTGATGCTCTGCCCAATTTTGACCTACTTTTTCTCCAGTTAGTTTAATATAATCATAAGCAATCATAGCTTGATTTCCTCTTCCGACTTTAGAAAGATACCATCTGCGAATTATGGAACATACTTGGTCAATATTTTTATTTCCTACATGATAATGAAAGTATTCGTATTTTTTAACTTTATCCCAAGCTTCTCTTACTTTCTTTGTCATTTCTTCATTTTTGCGCCAATTACCAGTTTCAAGATACCAAACTGGAACACCACTCAAAGATGCAACCATTCTTAATTGAATATCTACAGTTTGCATTTCAGTATCAAGAATAAGAGTTTTAGTTTTATTCTTGGGATTAATAGAGGTTTTGAAACAGATGTCATTGACCCAAGTCGATTTACCGCCTCCAGGTCTACTAGCGATGGCATAGATATTACCATTTTTTAAACCACCATACATTCTGTTAAATTCAGAATATGGAGTTATTAATCCAGTATCTTCTTTGGGGCTATTACCAATTTCTTCGATAAGATCTTCGACCCCTTCAAAAATATTAATTGGCATATCATTTTCTGAATAAGATGAAATTTTTTTATTATAAATCTGATCTATTTTAGTAATAATAGAATCAAGAGATTCATCCGAGTTTTTTGTGACATATTCTTTAAGTTTATCTGCTGTTGAAGAAATCTCTCTTCTGACTCGTAGTTTAATAAGTTCTTTGCATGCTTCCATTGTGGCTTCTTGAGTTATTTGTGAGAAGCTTAAATTATCAATGTAATCAAAGATATTAATCTCGTCTTTAAATGAGATTCCAAGATTCTTAATTTTTTCCGCTAATAGTACTTTATCTACGTTTTCACCTTTATGTTTAATGTTCTTGAATATAGAATAAATAGTACAATGAACATCATTATAGAAGTCATTCTCTGTTAAAAATACATCAACATCTGCAAATAAATCTTGATGCTTTAATAGACCGCTTAATACGTGTCTTTCTACTTGTAAAGAATAAATCATCCTTTATATATGATACCAAACTAGAAATTAAAAGTCAAGTTTTAATCTTCTTCTGAATCTTCGTTTTCGTTTTTTCTAGCTATTAAATCCGTAGTTGCCTCTAAATTAAGTTGATCTATGCTTTGTCCCCATGTATTTAAATAATATAAAAGAGCCATAGCGTTTATTTGATTATCAAATTTTGTATATACTTGGGGTTCACCTTTACTTGAAAAATTAAAAAGTATATATCCGCCGAAACTACATTCATCAATTTGTTTTAAAAGAGATGCTGGAAAATTGAATTTTTTCTTATTTGTCACCACAAAATTTTACACTTAAATAATTAATATTCCGCACTTTTCTTCTATATATTGTGGTGATAAATTTTTTAAATCATTTTCGTAGAGTTCTAGAAACTTAAATCCATTCATTTCTAACCATTTTTCTTTTTTAACGTCTCTTTTTATACTTTGAAGATATTTTAATCTAGAATTGTCGTGAAAGAACTTATTAAAGCTCTCATGTTGATCGCCTTGTATTTCAACTGCTATCTTTTTTGTTGCATTTAATAAATCTACTTTAAGCATGCTTCCATAAACTGGAAACTCTTCATAAACGATATGATTTTTCCAATAAGGATAGAAAAATTGCTTGAATTTAAATTGCAATTTGCTTCTAGATTTTGCATCCCAATCTATTTCGTAATTTGTTACATTCTTATTAACGAGCTTGCCGTTAATATTCAATAATCTCATGATGCAAGAGTATTAATGAATTTATTATAGAAATAGTCTACGATTGGTTTATTTTCTTCTAGATAAGATCTTAGATTGTCTATTCCTTGGTGTTGTTTCTTAAGCTCTAGATTTACTTTTTTAAGTTCATCAATGATTTCGTCAGAAAAAGTAACCCATGCTCCTTTTGCTGTTGCAAATTCCCAAGATAAGATTTGATCAATGATCTCGTATTCTCTCCAAACTGAAGAGCCGTCTTTGCGACCATATTTAATTGGATATTGAATCTTAGAGTTTGTAGATTCATTTGTAGATTTTTTAATCACAATCTTAACATTGTGTCCAATAATCTTGTTCTTAACTTGATCGTATTTTTCATTTGGTTTTTCAAGAATAAGATCCTTGTTAAACTTTGGTTCAAATTCAAGAATCCAATTAGCGAAATGCAGTAATGCATTTCCACCAGTTGCGGTAGTTTGACGAATATCCTTGTTTGCTGCATAAGGATCAAGCTTAATATCAGATCGAACTTGACTAATAAAGATCGCCATATGACCACGCTTGGAAAGTGCAAGAGAAATTCTCTTCATTAACATCGAAGAGATAACTGCTCCGCCAGCAACCTTTGTTGCTTCGGTCATGCTCTTTTGAGAATCGCCTTTTGTCATCAATCCGTCAACTGAATCAAGAATAAAGATATATCTTTTATTTTCATCATTTGATTGAATAAGATCTTTCATCAATTCGGAAACTGTTTCAAAAATATTACATTCAAATACAAAGCATGTTCCATCGACCCATTCTTTGGCATCGGTAACGAACTTAATGCCAGAACGATCTTTAATTTCCTTGCTCAATCTTCCTTCTGCTTTAAAAAGTAAAGCTCTAGAATTATCTACTGTTTTAAGAAAGTTATTTGTTACTTCGAGTGCTTCTGACGTTTTTCCTCCTTCATTCATCCCAATAAATCTATGCAAACCTGGACATAAACCACCGCCTGTAGCGATATCCAGGTTTAAACTACCAGTTGACACCTTGTAATATACTTCATCTTCAAAATTATAATGATCTTCTTTGTTTTCCTTTAAAAATGAAAGTAGTCTATCTGATGCGCTTGGGCCAGATGATTCGATGATTTCTTCTTTAGATTTTTTTGCCATATTATTATTATAATGTAAATTTTAAAAAATGCAAGTTTAAATAAACTCTTTAGCTCGTCTACCTTCTGCGTTTATATTATTTGGACCTAAACCATAAACTGTATAGTTTCTCAAGCATACTTGTGCTGAGGGGTCCCAATAATGCTCCTCTGTATCGTTTCTAAAAATATGCCATCCAAATTGTCTCCTAAAGAAAAAATCTGAAGTTCCACAATCATAATTTTCTGGATATTGCAAGCCTTGTTTTAGCCATTTGCTTTTAGCGTGAAAAATTTGTAAATATCCCCATCCCCAATCAAGACTTTTTATTTCTGGTTTGTAATTTGAATCTTTATTTATAAAGACTTTTTCGTAGTCCTGATAATCTTCTAATACGAATCTCCTAGCACTTATCATTTGATCGAATGGTCCGCTATTTTTTAATTCATTAAATATATTTAAATAATCGTCTGGCAGTATTGTATCTGCGTCTATTATGGTTATTAATTCTGGATTTTCCATTTTTGACATAGCATATGTGTAAGCTGCACCTCTATTGAATTTAGCTGGTTTATTTTGATAAGTATAAAATTTATCAGTTTTAATTAATTTAAATTTTGAATCACTACATATAGACTCTAGTTCTTTATCATTTCTTGTATCTGTGGCCACATGTATTTCATCAAAAAAATAATAATTATGTTTTTTAAAAATTTTTAAATAATCATTATAATTGATTGCAGAAGTAAGAGCTATATGTTTCATTTTATTTCCTTATAAAGTCTAGCAGTGTTTTTGGCTTTTTGCAAATCTTTTTATCATGTTCTACTTTATTTTCTTTTAATTCTATTTTAGGTATATTTAGATTTATGTTAAAACTCTCGTATTCTCTTAATAGGAAAGCCTTTCCTTCCGCTTTCAAGAACCAAGCTAACGATGGTGGAGGACTACCTAGCTCTTTAAGATTATCCCAAAACTCAAAAGATTTAAATTTCTTAATAAGTCTTTGAGCAATCTTGATTTCTCTTGGCCAATTTACATTTCCTTTGACGTACTTTTTAACTATTAATTGGCAAAGTTTATGATTTGAGATTTTCAATATCCCAGTTTACCATCTTTTCTATTAGTTTGTCAAATGAAATTTTAGGTTTCCAATTTAATTCTTGTCTAGCTTTATTAGAATCTCCAAGTAGAAGTTCTACTTCTGCTGGTCTATAGAATTTTGAATTAATTTGAAGCAATACTTTTTTATCTGTAGATAGATATACTTCATGTTCTTTTTCACCAATCCATTCGCCATTAATTCCAGCATATGCAAAAGCTTTTTCTGCAAATTCTCTGATTGTATGAGTTTCATTAGATGAGAAAATGTATTCTTTTGGTTCTCCAGAATAATTTGAATTATATTTATCTTGATTTAACATCATCCAAACGCCCTCTACGAAATCTTCTGCATCGCTCCAATCTCTTTTTGCTTCAATATTTCCTAATTCAAGCGGTTGAAAGTCTTCATTGTTTTTAATTGCATTATAAATACGAGCTACATTTTTACTAATCTTTCTCGTAACAAATTCTTCTCCTCTTCTTGTACCTTCATGATTAAATAGCCAACCTTGAATCGCATATATTCCATAGGATTCTCTATAAACTTTTACTAATTGTCTAGAAGCAGCTTTACTTGCTCCATAGGGACTTCTTGGTTTTAAAGGATGATTTTCATCTTGTGGAGAATATTCTACATTACCAAATTCTTCACTAGAGCCAGCTTGATATAATCTGCAAGATGGTTTATATAATCTAATTGCTTCAAGAATATCTAAAACAGCTGTTGAATTCGTATGCCAAGTTTGTTTAGAGAAATCCCAACTACTTGCGACAAAGCTTTGCGCAGCAAAATTAATAAAATAATCTGGTTGCAATTTTTCTACAGTTCTTGATATAGCGTGAGAATCAGTTAAATCAAAATTAATGAGATGAAATCTGTCAGATTTAATGTGTCTAATATTTTCATGATTATAAACGCTCAATCTTCTTACTCCACCAAATATAACATAATCAGTATTTTTAAGTAAAAAATCTACCATGTGACTTCCATCTTGACCAGTAACGCCAGTTACTACAATAGTTTTTCTATTATTTATGAGCTTACTTGCGTCTTCGATATTTAAAATATTAGAAGTATCTATCTTTTTACCATAATATGTCTCTTTAAAATTAGTGCTCATTGATATATGATAATGCAAAGTCCGTGCATATTCCAAAACATTTTTTAGGTATTTTATCTTTCGAATTTTTTAATACAATAATAGAATTACTTCCTGTATCTTTATTTGGATATGTCCATATATAATTTTTTGAAGTTAAAGTAAAGTCGTCATTTTGATGCCAAAAAGAATGTATTTTTTTATTTTTTATCATTAAATTTAATGCATCTAAATTTTTCGCATGACACCATAATTTTTTATTCTCTAAAAAAGATACATTTACAAGATACTGCGGTTTATCATGTCCGAGATACCAATTATTGTTTTTATACCAAACGTCTATTTCTACATCAAGTCCATGGTACAAAGCTACGTTGATTGCTGGGATGGAGTTTTCTGTAGATATATTTCTACCATTTAAATTTCCCCTATGAGAAATAATTTTCATTTTATTAAATTTTTTTCTTTAAATTTGTTTAAAACATTCGAGAATAATTTAGAATGATCTAAGTGACAATAATCAATAAAGTGTTCCATTTTTGTTAAACCATTCTCATCTATCAAATCATGTATTATACTTATATTTGGTATGGAGTTAATTAAGCTAACATATTTTAAATATGAATCCCATTCTTTGGATATTTTATTTCTATACAAGCAATCTCCATAAACTGGACTAGATGAATCATCGTTATGACCAGCTATAGTAGATGGATGACCACCCCAACTTATAACATTATAACCATTTTGTTTTAAAAATAAATGAGTTTTAAAAAATCTATCTATACATTCATTCACTATATCTTGAACATTTCTTTTTTGTTCTTCTGCTTGTTTTGGTAGATGCCATCTGCAATCTACTTCTCCAACCACAAGCAAAATGTGATCACTTGGCAAAATATTTATTTTATTTGATTGAATTAATTCAATTATCTTTTGTAGATGGTGTTCGTAAAAATTATAAGCAATAGTTGGGCCTAAAGAATAAGATGTAAAATATTCATTTTTAAATCTTCCTTCTGTATCTGCTGGATGTGAATTTGTAAAAAAATGAGCGTGACTATTTCCAATTGCGTAAATCATATCTTTAGATTGGTAATTATTCCTAATGGATAATGTTTTTTTGAATAAAATTCAGTATTTTCAAAGTATTCGTATATTTTAACGATTTCAGTATTAAAAAGGTCCTTAACTAGGTTATTAGATTTTTCTGTAAAAGTATGGGTATCATGAACGCATATTAAATACTTATCTGACATAAAGGGTCGCAAAGAAACTATATCTCTTTCAAATTCTTTATCTGATTTAGGACAATCTAAAAAGATAAAATCAAGATATTTATTTTTGTTTTTTATTAATTTTATTGAATCAATTGGACTCCATCCAACCTCTAAGTCAACACAATCAGATAAACCATAATGGTCTAGAATTTTTTTAGTATTATTAAATGCCTTACCGTTTAATTTAATATTTTCAATATCTTTTTCGTTGTATTCGAATATTTGTTCTTCAGAAGAGATAATACTTGAATTTAATTCTTCATAATAAGAATCTAAAGAAATTAGATGTCCTCTTGTTCTTTTAAATCCTTTAGCTAAAGCTAGAGTAGATATACCAATTCCAGTGGACAATTCAAATCCAAATTGTAAATTATGCTTTTCAATGGCTTCCTGCATGAAGTTATATTCAGCTTCGTTAATAGATATAGGAAGCCCTTTGTCTACAAGTTTTATGCCTATATGATTTCCATCTGCATGATTTATAATTTCTAGTTTATCTTGACAGATGTCATTAAGTTGTTTAACAACCTCTTCAAAATTTTGGTATTTGAATTTCATATATAGTTATTTATTATTTTCTAGAAAATAATTCAAATCTTCTGGAGTTCCAATTCCCCACATTTTATTGTTTTCGATTTTAAATATTTTTACTTTTTTACCATCTTGAATTGCTTCGTTGAATACTGGACAAACATAAAATTCATTATTGACTCTAATATTCTTGGAGATCATTTGTTCTGCGTATTTTACATAATCAGAACCTTTTCTCCAAAAATAAATTCCAACTGTTGCTAGATTGCTAATAGGTTTTTTCTCAGCTACTTCTGAAACAAATCCATTTTCATCTAATTTAGCAAAGCTCCATTTAGGATGAGTTGATTCAAATACAAGAATTCCAGCATCAATATTATCAGCCATCATAGAATACATAAATTCATTACTATCCCAATCTACATATTGATCTGAATTTGCAATAAGAAGTGGGTGGTCTGTATTTATGTACTCTTTAGCTAATAATGTTGTGCAAGCTGCACCTTCTGTTAATGCGTCTGTTAAAGCAATTTCACAATTTGGGCTAATTAAATTTAAAGTATCTTTTAAGTTATATTTTTCATAATGACTTTTTTGAGCGATGAATACGTGTTTGGCGTCCATACCAATAGAATCAATAACCACTTGAATCATTGGTTTTCCTCTTACATCTATAAGCGGCTTAGGGAATGTATATCCAGCCTTCTCAAATCTAGTTCCTGCGCCCGCCATTGGAATTAATACTTTCATTTTATCGTCTTTCCATTTAGTCTTCATTATTTTATTATTGTTAATTTTATTGATGTTATCTATTATTTTCTCTAGATTAATATCATTAGTATTTAATACTGGATGTAGGTTGCCACCAGATTTTAAGGCTGCTTTTCTTCCAACAATTGAATCTTCAACAATTAAACACTCATCTGGATCAACTCCAGCATCAATCATGCATCTTAGATATATTTCTGCTTTTGGTTTAGGGTTTTTAACGTCTTCATTAGAGTAATAATTATCAATATACTCGATAAAACCTTTTCTAAGTAATATGGTTTTTATGGTTTCTTTGATAGAATTTGAAGCAACATAGATTTTATATCCATTTTTTTTTAATTCTTTAAGTATGGATTTTATCCTTTGATCTTCTTCTACTGTTTCGTTAATTACTTCTATTGTGAATTTTTGTTTATTACTCCAAATTAAACTATGCTTGTCTGTTGGTAGGTTTTTATTTTTAGATAGTAATTCTAGTTTCTTCTTTGTTGGTAATCCATCATATGTCGATAAATGCTCTTCTTTATTTATTATAAAATCTTTTCCTACTAAAGTTATAGCTCTATTAAGAGCTTCGTAATGAATTTCTCTTGCATCAACTAACACCCCATCTAAATCAAAAATTATAAGTTTAATCATTTAAGTATTATGAAATTTTTTTGAATCATTTATTGATTTGAGTTTATCTAAATCATCACATAAATGAAATAGTGGATCTTTATGTCCCATTAATTTGACTATGGCATTGGGATTTATTGAAAAATTATATTTTGTCGTTACATTTTTTGACCATTCAACATCTTCGCCTTGCCCCCAAAAAAGATTTTCATTTAATGAGAACTCTTCCATGACTTGTTTTTTTGCAATCCAATAAGTTCCAGATATATACATTACTTTAGATAAGTGTTTAAAGCTATAAGGTACTAAATATTTTGGATATGATATACCAATTTCGGTAGCTGATTCTGCCCAAAGACACCAATCTCTAAATCTAGAGTTATCTGGATTTAAAATTTGGTTAGTACAAATTTTGAAATCATCTCCAAAATTTAAAAAACTTTTGTACCAATCCTTATCGAATATAATATAGTCGTGTAAATATACAATATTACTATATTTTGCATATTTTGTTATTAGATTCTTCTTTTTTGTAATCCACCAGTTATTGGGATTTTCTTCAAAAGAATAAATACTTATATTTTCACATTTATAATCCTCATCTCCTCCAATTATAATGATTTCATAATTAGGAATATTTAAATCTTTAATTGAATCAATAATTGAACTCAGGCTATTTAGAGCGTCCTTTTGGGGGGTGATTATTCCAAATGTAAAATTCATATTGCAAGCATTTTGTTATAATAATCTGCATAGCTCATTTTAATTTTATTGTTTAATGTAGCGTTATGCCATGGTGGATCCCATCTACAAAAATGAGATATTAAGTTATTATCGTTGTATTCATTCCAAAATGACCAATAATGATTGGGTATTTGTTTGGCTATGTCAATATATTGTAAATTTATAATTGGTTGATCTGTTCCAGTCTCTACATGTTTATTGATTTCTTGATATCTCTCAGTTAGGTAAAATAAATTTCTAACTGTATCGTCTTTTATAATAGAAGAATTATAAAGCATAATACCCGTATTAAAACCATTTCTATTTATATCTGTTTCTTTGCTTAAAAGATTATAGTCGTTTATGTTCGATTGGTCTATAGGACTCCACGTTGTAAAAAAATCTTTGATAGTATTTCTTTCAAAATCTACAAATAAATTATTATTTTCATCTAATAGATTAAATAAAATATCTAGTTTATCAAAAATCATTGTATCACAATCTAAATACAGAATCTTATCCCATGATTTAAAGTATGTTTCAAAAATGTGATATTTCAAGTGGTACGCTTTATCGTAACTTTTTTCACTTGGAGATGAAACTGGAAGAAATAATGCTTTATATTTTTCTAGAGCTGGTTTTATTTTATCTTCTTTAGTTTTATCGTAAATAATGCAAATATCAATTTGTGCGTGTTTGTCTCTGATATTATTGATATTATATTTAATATGATTCAAGTAATTTTCATCTGTTGCTAGCAGGATTAATTCTTTCATTTAATTACGCATGTTGTAGCTTCTTTGTACTGTAAATTAAAGTTGTAGTATTTTATTATTTGAAACAAAGAGCTTTCTGGATGAACCTCAAAAGGTACGGGTTGTAATTTTTCGGCTATTTCTACTGCGTTATTTAATTTTAAAATACAATCTCTTTTCCCCCATCTTACTTGATCTGGAACTGATCCATAACCATAGACATCAAATCTACATTCCGTAGGAGTATAAATGGTGTTATCTTCTAAATTATCGTAAATAGAAATATCTTTTATTGCAGTTTCGTTTTCGCATGATTCATTATAACCAAAAAATGTATCTGGTCTTAATTGTATAATGTAATCAAAGATAATATTATTCTTATTTTCATATTCTAAAATAGTTTGATTTGAATGATTCCAAATTTTTAACTGACAAAAATAATTAAAAACTCCAGGGCCAAGATGTGGGTTGCTATGATGATGTTGAAATTTTGGATCCCAATTGAATTCATCTCTTGATGGTGGAGCGTATTTTTTTATAAAAACATTTTTTGTTAAATCTTGAGTTTTTTCAATGTATATATCCGTATTTTCATCTTCCCATGTAGAAAATAAAAAATGGATATCAAAATCTTTGTAATTTAAAGGTAAATTTTTAAAATGATTTTTATAATATTTATAAAAAGTTCTAGGTTGTCCGATATAATTAATACAAATTTTTTTCATAATTAATTTTTTATTTTACAATCCACCATATATGCTCGTCTGTGTTTAATTGATATTTATTATTTAAACAAAATTCATCTACAGCTTGACGTACTCGAAAATTAATATGTTCAAAAACACCATAATCATCTCCTATTAAAATTCCTCCTTTTTTTACTTTAGAAAAACTATTGTTAATATCACTTAAACATCCTTCATAAGTATGATCTCCATCTATAAATATAAAATCAAAGAATTCGTCTTGAAAATCAATCAAACAATTACTGTTTGCTCTTATAAAGAATGAACGTTCTTTAAAATTTTCTTTTAAGGTGTTTGATACAATTTTATAAAGAATATTTCCATTTTCTCCTTCTACAGAGTCGCTAGTTTTATCCTCATCTGAATATTTCACATATGGATCAATTGAATAAAGATTTAAGTTTTTAAATTTATTTAATAAATTAAAAGAATTTCCAGCATAAGCGACTCCTATTTCTGCTCCATATATTGGATCTTTAATTATATTATTTAATATATTAAATACTTTTTCATGATTTATCTTCCATGGTCTTGATTCTGAGTACATTAAATGTTTTACTGATTCTATTGTATGCATAAATTTTATTTTTTATTTATTATTGTTATAATTTTATCTGCGCATCCTTTAAATGTATAATACTCATTATATATTCGTTTCCCTAAATTATTTTTCTTGGTTATTTCTTCTTGTGATATATTATTTAAAATATCGTCAATATTGTTTATATCTTTTACATCAATAAAAACTCCATAATCATTAAAATCTATCATATCATTAAATGGAATCCATGGTTTATCAGAAATATATACTGGAATAGATCCATGTTGTAATGCTTCACATATTCTAAAAGATGTTGCTCCATATCCCCTTGGGCATAAAGAAAAGATGCTTCTAGACATTGTGCTGGAAAATGCATCATAACTTATAGAATTTTTGAATAAATATCCATTTTTATTTTTAAGATTATCATGAAGCTTTTCTCTAATGGAGTTATTTCTTCCATATATAACTCCTATGAAGCTGGCGAAAATATCTTTATTTTCTATTTTTATATTCGGATTTGGTTGACAAATTAGTGGGATTGAGTAGTCTCCAATGTATCCTTGTCTTCCTCCTCCGCCTCCTTGCCCAAAAACATATATATTTTTATATTCAAATAGATTTACTATGCCATCGTCCCATTGAATTATTGTGAAATATTCTTTGCTTTTATCTAAAGTATCTAGAAATCTATTAATTTCGGATATATCTTGTTGTGCGTAGTCTTTTGAGATGTAGTAGTTGGTCCAAAAAATTGGTAAATATGTTTTACTTGTTTGAGGTTTACTTTCTATAAACCAGTTATAAAAATATTCTTCAAATATAATTTTATTATTTGGTGGGTATTCATGGTTAGTTTTAACCATAAATGGTGTCTCTAAAATATTCATTGCCATGTGCAAGTATTAAAATGTATGCAGATCGTTTCTTCTTTAGTGAAAGATTTTATATAATTAATTGATTGTTCGTCTAAATTTCGAACTGAATTTCTTTCTGCCCCTGGAAATGAAAAGAAATAATTTTTATTTAAATTTTTAATATTTGGTAGAGATTTATTATCTTCATAAATCTTATGAATATAATATGGACCAGTTTTAAGAAGAACCATTCCTTTTTCATCTCCAGTATCATTCTTTACTACTGGTGTAGTCTTTGAAAGGCCATCAATAAAATCTTTACAAATTTTATGATTAGGAATAGATGCTACAATGCTATTCCAAGTTTCATTTTCGTTTCCACTACCAATAAAAAAATCATATTCTAGTAATTCATCAAATTTTTTAATTTGAATAAAATCATAATCCATATAAATACCACCATATTTATTAAGAATTTCAAATCTTAAAATATCTGATTTAGATCCAAAATTTTCTGTTTTATCGTAGAAATCTTTTTGTATTAATTCAAAATCTATATTATTATCGTTCCATTCTTTTACTTCATAATCGTTATTTATTCTTTTGATTTCGTTCAATGTAACGTCAAATTTTTCTGGTCTTTTACCTCCCAACCATATTAAATGTATAGCTTTGGGTATCATCGCATAATTCTAGATAAAAAATTATCATATATCCAATCTTCTGGACATATATATCGTTTTGCAATTTCAAAATTATTTTTAATACTTTCTGTTTTAGAATTATAAAAATCTTCATTACAATTTTTAATTATATGGTTCAATTCATCTAAAGATGAGAATTTAATTATGCCGTTCATATCAAATATCTTACTAATATCACTTCCCCAAAATATTGGAATTGTTCCAGTAATCAAGCAATCAACTAGTTTTTCTGAAAAATAAATATTGTTGCTATCATTTTCAATGATAAATGAATATCTGAAATCTTTAAGTGCGGTTGATTTTGAATCAATGGGGCTATAACCTCTTCCACATATTAAATCTAAATGATTTTTAAAATTTTTAATAACTGAATGTCTCATCCTATGACCAACAGTCCAATCTTTTTCTGAGGCTATAATTGAAATATTATTATTTTTTGCATGAATTTGTCTATCGCTTGGATTAATCCAGCAACCTCCAAAAGGATAATATGAGCATTTTTGGGGATCTAAATTTATAAATTCTAAACTATGAGTTAATATATAATCGTAATTATTCATATTCTGATAAGCTGCATTAAAGGTTTCATGATTAATAGAAAGAGGCTCGCAAATCCATGCTATATTAATTTTGCTTTTACTTTTTGAGACTAGATTTTGTTTAATTTGTCCATCTGTAAAGAAACAAACATCAAGCCATGTATTGTCATCTCTATTAAATTTAATTTTACTGGGTAATACGTTACCTAATCCAGGAGCATGAGGAAAACACCCGTCTCTAAGTGAAACTTCTATCATATGAATTACCAGCAGAGAATTAAATTATCTTTATGTGTTAAAGGAAACTCTTCTGCTCTTTTTGTATTGAAATTACTTAATTTTTGTTCTAATTCTTGTAGTGAGTACGAATCAATACGCCAATCCTTACTGATGAAATTGCAGGTTATATATCCATGAGTAGATTTAAGAAGAATATTATTTAAATAGAATTCTTGAATACTTCTGGATATTTCTGTAAATGCATAGTTACTTATGATAAGATCAAATTTTTTATCTAATCTTGCAATCTCATTAGGTCTAACTACTTTTACATTTTTTACATTTAATTTATTCAAATACTTTTCAGCTAAATTTAATGATTCATCTAGATCAACTAGATAATAATTTTGAATGTTAAAAAAATCGGAAATAATTTTGCATTGACCACCGTAACCAACGCCAATTTCTATAATATTAAAATTATCCAAAGAACTGCATAATTGTTTTAAGTCTGATAGTACTTTTATATATCTTAATGTGGTTGGTGAAATTTTACCAATACCTTCGTATTCGAATATAGCTGGAGATCCGTATGTGTCATTTTCTTTAAAATTCTGTAATTTAGAAAGATACTCTGGAAAATTTGTATCAAGATATTGCTTGTATAATTTCCCCTGATCCTCGGATACATGCTCTAGAATTTCAGTATAATCTGGATTACTTCTAAAAAAATTGAAGTAAAAGTCGTTAAGAGCTGCCATTTGGCATGCGTTTTTATATTTATGAGTATCGCTTATACTGCTTTGTAATTGGTACATATATACTTTATATTGAATCTATTGGATTTATCAAATGTTTTATATAACAATCCATTCTTTAGGTATTAAGTCTTCCAATCTCCATCTTCCTTGATATGCTGGCCCAAGCCAATTTTTGGGGGCAATAACTTTATTATTAATATTTATATATGCAGACCACCAAGCGAAACTACTATTTGCTAGAATATTATTTCTACAATTAGACATAATATACATATCTTCAAAAGCATGATTGTTTTCCATATAAATAAAATTAATATCTTTAAATTCACTAAAAATACTCTTTGCATAATCAATTGTATCAGAAAAAACTAAATAATTAGAAACATTGAGAATTTCGAAGGCTTTTTTGTAATATTCTTTATTCATTATTGGGTGGTGATGGTCTCTTCCAACGTAATCACCACATCTTAAATGTACTGAAGAGAAGTCTTTTAATTCAAAATTATACTTACTATGAACGGATTCTTTGATATAATCTTTAAATTGAAGTTGATTTATAATATCAGCTTTAAAATATTCAAAAAATTTATAAGATTGAAAATAACCTTCTAGATCTGTATGGTCTGGTATTTTAAAAATTTCTGGATTGAATACCGCTGGATATCCCCAATTAATTTTATGTTTTAAAGTTTTTAAATCATCCTGATTGAAGATTTGCGCCGATATATTCTTAAAGCAATTTAAGAAATAATGCTGAATTCTTTTTGTTCCATCGTCAAAATGCTCTTCTGTTTTGGGGATTTTAACTTCATAGCCATTTACTCTGCCAATGCTATAAAGAGTTGCATATTGAAACAGTTGATTTCCAATTGCTCCATGTCTTCCTAATTGAGAAAAAGTAATCATTCTGGACGAAGTCTATAAAAATTTTCCATTATTCCTTTACCAAAAGTTGCTTGACCGAGATTAATATCAGAAAAACTATCTCTTTGAGTAGCAAGAAATTCATTTGGGCAGAAGCAGTTATTTTTATGTAAAAACTCTCTCATTAACCATCCATCGAAACTTTCATTCTTTAGCATCCATGGCAAGAAATCTAAACCTAATGGCACTTGATTTAAAAGCTTATCATAACAAGTGTAGTTGTATGCTATTGCATGCGTTGTAAGCGCACTTGTTATTTTTAATAAATTAGGGCTGACTCTTTTTAACGGATCTTTAAATTTCTCATCTGTTACATTCATTCCTAGGTAAAAGATATCCCAATCTAAATCTTTAAGTTCGTTAACAGAAAGGCTTAAATTCTTAATTGGATCATTTTCGAATTGTATATCATCTTCTAAAACTAAGACGCTTTTAGTACCGTCTTGTTTGCATTTATTTATAATTTCTAGATGAGATAAAAAACAACCAGCTGCCCTAACATTAACATGATAAAAGGATCCTTGGAATTGAATACCATTAAACCTAGTTACTTTTTCAAGTATATTTAATTTAGAAAATTCTTCTTGACACTTCTCCCATTTATCAGTTCTATGGGGCAAATTTATGCAGTATATTTTTTCGAAGAAATCAAAAGGGTTGTCCATATTATTTATTATACTTTAAACTTTTAAAATCTCCATTTAAATCTAAATCTAATAGTTTTGGATATAATTGACATTTTGCAGATTCTTTATGCCAACCGCCTTGTTTTGCGGTTATAAATTCTAGATCAGCAATTGTTGAAGATTTAAAATTTAAAATATTAATTGGTTCTTGAGAAAATGGGCTTTGTTTATTTTTAATGCTTTCATCAATTAATTGTTGAGCTGCTTCTTCTGTTTTCCATTGAGAATCTATATTACCATCGTATGTTGAAACTACTTTTTGACTTACAGATTTTGCTCCGCCCATATAAGAATAATGCCACCCTCCGTTTTCTATTCTTGGCATAAAATCTTTATCTCGTCTTAAAACTTGAAGACTCATTCCAAAGCATAGGGTATTTAAATGTTTTAATCCTTCATATTTACAAGCTACAGTACCAGTAACATTTTTATTTGTATAAATATCAATATAATGAACAAAAAACATTTGATTTAATGCAACGATTGGATAACTTATCATTTGTTGAAATACGTCTTTATTAGGAATTTCATCGCAATCTGAAATCATTATTGTATCTAAATTATCTAAGTTTAATTTTTCAATTTGCTCAAAGAGTCTTATCCTTTGTTCGTGCTCTTTAGCTCCAATTTTTGCTTCTGGAAAAAATTTTGGCATTAAAACATCAAATCTTTCATCTAGTTCTATGGGAGAATAAACGATTTTATCTTTAAATTGTTTTAGTCTGATATCTTTCCAGAAAGATAACTCTTTATCTTGGCCTTGATGAGTTTTCGTGGCTTCATTTATTACAAAGTAATCTACTACATCATATAATTCTTTTATTCTAAGATAAGCTATATCTTTTTCATTAAAATACATGAAACAATCAACTAACTTCATTGTAATACCCACTCTTCTGAAGAGTCAATTTGATCTAGCGAATGATTTAAAATATTTAATCTATAAAATCTTCTCACTAATCTTTCATTATTAATAAAAAATCTCATTTTTTCATCAATTGCATTATTCCGCCAATATTCTTTTAATGAATCTAAGTTAAACTTTATTCCTAAGTCTTGACAATATCTTCTGAATGTTTGTCTAATATCTTCTTGTTGATGATATCTTTCTGGAGTTTTGCCGTTATCATAGTAATGAAGGACGCAATGGTTTGACCTTCCATAAATAAAATAATATTTCATATCGCTATCAATATAATGCTTTCTTTGAGATGGTCTTTCTTCCCATGCAAACATTTTTTGATTTTTTCCATAATACTCATAAAGATCAAGATATCCTGGCCTCATGCCTTGAAGACCCCAATGCGGACTTCCTTGAAATATCATATCGTCAAAGTACTTAACAAGAAAAGCCTTTTGTCTGTCAACGCAACTATTTACATTATTCTTTTCTAAGAAATTTTCTATAAAATTACGCAAATTCTTTACCCAATCTATATCTAATCTTTCGCAACTATCACGAATAATAAACCAATCGCCATTTTGCATTACATTTGCTCTTAAAAAGCCATTCATTTGAAGATCGTGGTCATTTGACCATTCTCTATTTATGATCTTTCCTTGACCTTTTCTTGCATTTAATACTTCCAGTGTACCATCTGTTGATCCTCCGTCTACAAAAATTAATCCATCAAAATACTGATATATATCTTTGGTCATATCGTCAATATTCTGCTTTTCGTTTTGGGTTATACCACATAGCCAGATCTTCATAAGATAAAAAATTATACTAAATTATTAAGAAAATATCCAAGCTTTTCGGTTTCTTTGTCATTATCAATAATTTGTCGTATAACACTAGCTGTTGTATATTGAAGAAAATATCTATAATCTTTGCTTTCGTATAGCGCTTTTAATTTAGCAATATATTCATATTCAGTTTCAAAAAATAAAGTTGTTACATTTTCAATGCTCCAATTCATTAAGCTTTTGTTTTGCGCCATTTTGCGATGCATAAATACTGGTCTTCCACACGCCATGCTTTCAATTACTGCTATGCCATAACCCTCAAGATGTTTGATATGTTGAGTTGCAATACTTGATTTTAAGCTTTTAGTTAATTTTTCCTGAGAACTATCTGTGTGATAATGATAATCTATGTATGGAGTAATCTGCTGTAAATTTTTACTCATGTTATATTCTTGATTAAAATTCTTTTCATATTCTGATATATAAATTCCAATTATATTTCCGTCTGTTGGTCCATCAAAGGTACATCTATCATAGTCTACCCAAGGCTTGTAATATAGATGATTTACTTTATATTTATTCGCTAAAATATATCCAACATAATCAGCGCAAAGATAATTTTTAATAATATAAAATGGATAAGCTCCATCCCAGTAATCATTGCCACTATAACAAGCTAATTTGCTATTATCTTTTAAGTGGGGCCAAATTTCATTTAATATTTCAAATTGACTCTCAAAACTTGTTATGAATATTATTTCTGGTTTAAGATCTAATATTTCTTGCTTATTTAAAGCTTTAACATTTTTATGTTGGAATTCAAGATCTGCTTTTTCTTGGGTCCATGTTGTGTTCCATGCCCATTGATTAAATTCTTTAGGTGGAAAATTAGTCGGAATATATTGATCACTTGGTAGAATTAAACTGTGACCAAGCTTATAGAATGCTTTTGCTATATTTTTTGTTAAATTTAAATGTATGTCTGGCCAAAGTATATTCAATAAAACATTATATACTTAAAAAAATAAAAAATCAAAATTATTAATCTTGTTGTATGCGTGTGCCTGGTACAACTACACCAGTTGTTTGACCTTGATTGTTTTGATTACTTACTGCATCGGTTACTGCATCTCTTGTAGTGTTATCTGTAACTATTGGCTCTTTTAAATCTATTTGCGTATCTGTGGTTGGTGTTGATGGTATTGATGCTGCTGCTGCTGCTTTTAGGGCTGCTGCTTGGGCCTTGAAAGCTGCTCCTAGCGATGAAGTATACTGTCTTGCTGCAGCTCTGTTTGCTTGAACTTGAGGAAGACATGATATTGTATTCTCTGGATTAACAATTATTTGTGTTGATTTATATTTAACAGCTAAAGAGTCATCTTCTAACCCAACTGCTACCTTTCCACCTATAAATATCGCTCCTGGGGTAGTACTGCTAAGTCCAACATCCCATCCGCATGATGCATCTGATTCTACATATGGAGTTAGTTGTTGTTTTCCTCCGCCTTGATATAAATTTGTAAGTTCTCGTGCAAGATTATTTTTCCAAGTTTCCCAACCTGCAGTAGTAGAGGGTATTGTATCTCTTATTTTATCTGATATAGCGTCAAAATCTGCGGGTTGTATTAAATAATCTATTCTAACATTAAAAGATGATCCTCCTATGCCTACTGAGTTTGCTACTGATTTGCTATAAAAAATAACATTTTTAGCACAAATTTTTTCTTTTTTCCCATTGGCTGTTACCTCAAGATTTATTCTGTTTATTCCTTTTGTTGTTGAAATCATAAATGGTCTTAACCATATTTGACTTTTTAATTTATAAGATACTCGATTGTTTCCATTTTTTAATTTTGTAAGTCCATAAATTCTAAGTACATTTTGATATAAAAAATCATAAGATTTGTATATATGACTATTTTGCCCTTGTTTTTTAAGTAAAAGTTGTCTTCCTCTTTCATTAATTAATTTTTCATTAAGCCTTGCAATTGTTAAATAATCTTGAGCAATTCGCTCTACATGAGATTGCTCTAAGCTTAGGCAGGGCCCTCCTGCTCCAAAACGTTGATTTATCCAATAAGCTACTGATTTTGCTGCTGTATTTTGTCCTTTAAGAACATATTCATAATCCCAAGTTGGGTTTCCATATATAGGATTTGTTATTTTTAAAGTTTGATTCGACAATTGCATCATTACGAGTGATTCTAAATCTTGCCCACAATTTGTTTGTTTGCCGCTAGCGTTTACTGTAACAGTTGTACCATCAGGTTCGGAGAAATTTTTTCTTATAGCAGCTCCGCAATCATAAGTTGCGCAAACTTCATCATTAGGATCATTACCACAACCAGCCATAGTTGGAGTTCCTATGCTAGTTATTTTACTCTCATTTATTTCGTAAATATGATAATCACTATCTGTCCCTTGATTACTTAAACTCATATCAATATATACACCATTTTGTATTTAAATTTATGAAATGTATTATCTTATCCAATACGAATTGGAGATAAAGGGAATCATTTTAGACTTGGACCCGAAGAGAATTGAACTCTTGTCTTTTAAAAATCTAAATTAAAATACTACAAGTTTAGTTCTTTTTATTCTTTGGCTTTGTATAGATAAAGAGCAAACATACTCGGCGTATTCTATTTTGAATATTATTACTTAAAGAACAGAAAAACTATTAAATAATAAACATCTAATTACGCAACTATCCAATAGATGTGTCAAGGTAGTCACGCTGTAGACTTTAGGCTACAGAAGCGGTCAACTCAACAAGAGAAGCTCTTGCTGAAATGTGACCTTTATATTTTGCTGTTTTGGCAGTTAATATAATTGAAACTTTTTTAGGAGTCCTCGATTCAACCTCCACTTGCATTTCAATTTATTTTCTTAAAATCGAAACCAGTACGGGCCCAATAAGAAAGAACT